ATAGTCTCTTCGATGAAAAATCAAGATTTTTTTCTATTCTTTACTTCTAAAAGTATTTGTTTTGGAGTTTTTGTACCAGGTGTTAGTTTATGAATTCTGCAAGTAAACAATTTTTTTTCTCCTTTGTTTGTGTGGATTACTGGTTGTCCATGTTCGTCCAATGTAATATTTTTAATGACTGCTTTAACGTTTTTAAACCTACCCACTTGGATTTTATCTCCGACTTTAATGTCTATAGAGTATGTTTTCATTGACTTAGGCACTGTTTCCTGGTCCTCCAGTTAGTAAAACAATTAAAGTGAATATTGTTGCAAATACTAAAAACTCTATCATAACAAGTTCTCTCCTGCCATTACATAAAACGCAGAACTTTTACCTGTACTATCTTCTTGTAGATAGTAATCATATCCATCGTATTGTATATCATAAAATACTTTGAATCCATCTGCGTTTTCATAATTTATTTGTAGTTTTTTAAGATCCAGACCATTGTGGTCAGTTTTGATTAGTTCTTCTGTGTACCATCCACCTTTGTTAAAATATTGTCCAAAAATAAAATACTTGTCCTTACAACTGTCCGAGCCTGTGTGATGATCACCTATACACAATGTTTTAATTTTATTTTTTTCAAAATCATCAAAATCTAATACTTGATCCTTTATAAAGTTTCCATCATCATCTTGCATTGAATGACCATCTTGATCGCACTCTGATATTGTAAGTGTTTGGCTACCTGCCAACTCGGGTCCTGACAAATGACAAATGTCATTGTACTCATGGAACTCTCTATCAAATTGTGCTTCTTTTGGAATATCTTTGTTCGCAACGTGCATATCGAAACCTATTTGACTGATGTAATCTGAAAATTCATCTTGTCCCTTGTCAGACCAATATTCATATTGTGCCTTAGTAATCTCGCCCATTGCAACTTCTCCACCGTAGCGACCTACATCTAATTTAAAATATCTATTTGGATGTTTGATTGCTCTTACTAAATCTTTTTTCTTTTTGCTAGATACTTTTTTAATCATAGTCTTTCCATGCCTCTGGACAAATGCTTTTCATTGCACTTATTATTTCTTCTACTGACCAAGTACCATACATTTTTTTGTGCATAAATGCCCGTTGCTTGTCTAGTTCAATTTCATGATGCAACTCTTTTACAAATGTTTCAAGATATTCTTGTTCGGTCATTATCCCCACCAACTAATTTTTTTCTTTTTGTCTGGATTTAGACTTCTTGCCAGTTTTCTCACTCTTTCCATGTGTTTGTCAAATTGTTTTTTATCCATGCCAGGTAACACAGAATAAAATCTTAGATACTTTGTAACCATGCCACCTAAATTAAAGACAGCCTTTTTAATTCTTCTGTAAGGAATATTATCAAATAAACTAAAATTAAAGTATGTTACCATTGGTCCACCATATGTTATAGAAATTAGTCCTAATTTTCCATTCATTGCTCCAGGCACAGGGTATCCATAGTTCTTAAAAAACTTACTGCCAGGTACTAGTGCTCTATAACTGAAAAACCATTTAGGATGTAGTACCCAATCAACCCAATTTTCTAGTATAGACGGCATCCTTAAATTGTGACAAGAACCTATAAGAAACATTACATCACTGTTTTCTAGTCTTTTTCTGTAATCCAACACCAATTGGGGTGGTGGATTTATATCTGAATTGTAAAATGGTAACTTTTCTTCTTCATCAAACAGATTAATCAAATCTATTTGGTGTCCACATTTTTCTGCTTCTTCAATAAAAGTATCTCTAATGGCGGCATTGAAACTGCTTTTTGTGTTGTGGTGTCCATATATTATACAAATCTTCATTTTACCTCAATCATTCTTGCAATAGACAATCGTGCTTTGTCCATAACGTCTTTAGTTAATGTAACTTCTTCGGTTCCTTTTGTCAAACTGTTATAGATACCTTGCAAAGTAATTTTTTTCATATAAGGACATAAATTGCAAGGCTTAATCATTTCTACTTCTGGATTTTCTATAGCAACATTATCACTCATAGAACATTCTGTTACCATTAAAACTTTTTTAGGTTGTTTGTCCTTGACGTAATTACTCATTTTTGATGTCGAACCTGTGTAGTCTGCCTCTGCTACAACATCAGGCGGACACTCTGGGTGTGCTAATACAACAATGCCAGGATAATTTTTTCTATACTCTCTTATTTCCTCTGGTGTAAATCTTTCATGCACAATACAAGTTCCTTTGTAAGAAATAATTTTAACTTTCGTTTGTGCGGCAACATTCTGTGCTAGATATTCATCTGGTAAAAATATTACTTTATCTACTCCTAATGATTCTACTATTTCAACTGCATTAGAACTAGTGCAACAAATGTCAGTTTCAGACTTTACATCTGCTGATGTGTTTACATAGGATACGACAGGTACTCCAGGATACTTTTCTTTTAAAAGTCTTACATCATCTCCTGTTATCGATTCTGCAAGTGAACATCCTGCTTTTGTATCAGGTATTAAAACTTTTTTATCTGGGTTCAATATCTTGGCTGTTTCTGCCATAAAATGAACTCCGCACATGATTATAGTATCTGCTTTTGCCTTTTGTGATTCCTTTGCAAGTAATAACGAATCTCCTACTATATCAGCAACGCAATGATAAATTTCAGGTGTCATGTAGTTGTGTGCTAATATGACTGCGTTTTTTTCTTTTTTAAGTCTATTAATTTTATCAACTAAAGGCTCGTACACCGCCCACTCTACTTCTGGAATAAATTTTCTAACCTTTTCGTATAATTGTAACATTAAATTTTTTCTAGTTCTATTACACTGCCATCAACAGTTTTTTTACCTGCATCTTCAAAGTTTACAGTCACCTTGTTTTTTATTATAGATTGTACTTGACCTATTCCCCAATCAGGTGCTTTAGGATTTTTCACTCTATCTCCAGGTTCATAATCAAAGAAATATGTATCCATTATTCATTTCCTTTACGTTTCTTTTGCCATTCAAATGCAGACTTCCATCTTTCTTCTGTTGTTTTTATAGGACCTTCGTATAAAACATCTCTATTTGTATTGCTTGGTCCTAGAACCTCAACACCTTTCCAAAACATAGCAAACACAACCAACATCATTACACCAACTATCCACTTACTCATTAAATTACTCCTGCATGATCCATGACTAACACCAAACCAAATAGGATGATTAAAAGCATCCAGATTGTTGGCAAGTTATCTAGTATCCACCACTTGAATCTATTCATGTTCTCCTCCTGGGTCTTTAGGATCGAAATACATTTTATATGGATTACCTTTTTTATCTCTAGCAATCATGAATCCTCTTGTTCTGCCAGCGGAATGGTAGCCATCAAATTTGTAATTGATGTATTTCTTCCTTGCATTATGAAACTGTTTGAATGTGGCATACATGGCAAATATAATTCCCAAATGTCCAATCACTAATCCAGACCAACCCCAAATCATAGTCGACATTGAAAAGAAATAAAGTGTAAACACCGTACTCCACACAAAACTTAATACCACAAGTATCTGCAATCTTACAGTCTTTGGTAATGCACGTAAATCATTATGATTGTCGTCAAACAAAACTGTTGCTGTATCAATTGCCCAATTACGCAATTTATTACACCAACCACAATCTTCTAAATTATACATAATACTCCTATCTAAAAAACTTTTTGAACTTGTCGATACTGCTAGATAATGGTCCATACACCCTTTCTATAAAATCAATGTGTTTGGTAAGACGCTTGTCCAGATTATCAATCTTATCGTTAAGTTGTTTCATTTCTTTTAAGAAAACTTTCTTGTTGTCTGCCATTGCTTTCTTAATAATATCTACTTCTTTACTCATTACATACCCGCTATAAATTTTAATAATCCTGCACCTAACAAAGTTACTCCAATACTGTTTAGAACAATAAGTGATCTGTCGTGCCATAAAAAACCTACCCAAAGCCACCCAGCAACGCCTATCAATTGGAATAGCATATTGTAGGGAAAGTAATTGATAGATGTTAAACACCAACCTGTAACTATGAATAGTACAGATATCCATTTAACATACCAACTCAAATCACCTTTAGGTGTTATTTTTTTGAAAACTCTACTACTATTAAGTTTTTTAATTTTTTCGTCTAGTTTTTCTTTTATTGGTTCTATTTCTTTAGTCATCTTTTTTAATATCTTTAAGTAATTTTTGTTGCTCAAATCTTTTCAATACTTTCTTTTCTTTAACTATTAATTTGCTAATTGCAATAGATGCCTGCATTAAAGATGATACTTTGCCTAATTGTACCATGTGTCCATATGCGTCATACTTCTTTTTAGGCATCTTTGACCTTTCTAATCATAGTGGCTTTTCTAGGATACAGTTGGTTTTTGATATGCTCCTCATCAAACCCACTCATACGTTTTAGTTTTCCATTTACTTTTACACTGAATGAATATGGGGGACCATCGTATAGTCCTATTTTACCATTTTCAAAGTTCATGTGTTTTATTTTTCTATTCATAACTTTTAATTCCTTCTGGGATATTCCATAAACATAAATTTAATCTATCTTCATTTTCCACGCAAAACTTGATTGCTTCTGTGTGTTCATCTCTGACACGTAAACCAATAAAATCATCACTAAATCCAACTTCAACATCTTTAAAGTATATAGGACCGTTATTAGGTTTTAAAGGAATACTCCAACCTTCTTTTCTCAAATTTGCTTCTATTTTAGGATTAACCCAAATGTCCATTATTTCTCCTTTTTGTTATGATGCTCATTCCAAGCCTTTAGTTTTTCTTTGTATTCACTTTCAGACAAAGAGTGCCAACCTATGCATAAAGCAATAGGTGATCTACCACATGGACAAGTTTTTTTATTTGTCATTTTCTTTTTTGTCTTCTGTTTCATACTGTTCTAATTCATTTAACATTTCTTCATATGACATAGTTGGTGCCAATGGATTAATTTCTTTTTTATAATACGGATTGTTATATGCAGGATCATCAACTCCTTCTACAGATTTAACTTCTGGTATGTAATGTTTTAACATATTTTCAATACCTTGTTTAAGTGTTGCGGCACTACTTGCACAACCAGAGCAAGATCCACTCATCAACATTGTTGCCACACCTGTTTCCACATTAAAATTATCTAGTTTTACAATACCACCATGTGCATCAACGCCAGGTTGAATCTTAGTCTTAATCACATGATTAATATTTTCTTCTATTTCTTTTTGTACTCTGTCTTCCGTCATTTATGCCTTTTGCTTCTTTTTAACAAATATTCTGCAACTCTATAAACTCTGTGTAGTGTAGTAACACTTTGTCCTGTATTTTTCCAATACTTGTCCATAAGTGGTTGTGCCAGTCTTCTGACTGCTTTGTCATGTTTAGAAGTTTTCACTCCTAATTCAAACACCGCACCACCTGATGTCTTTGCTTCTATTTCAAATTGATCTAATTTTCTTTCCTTGTAAGACATCATAATTTTTCTCCAATTTCAAATCCTCTAAATCTCATAAATCTAGGAAATCTTAATGAATATGTTTCATCGCTATCTTGGTTTTTGGTTATTGCATCTGCTCTTACTTCCACAATATTTCCAGGAAGCCTACTACGGTGAAGCCAAAAAGTATCACGATCACCATCACTGAGACCGCTCCCAACATTAACTTTGATATTTCTTCCGTCATCAATTCCTTCACAAACCAATGCACCCAATTTTCCTTTATTTCGTCCCGTTCCTTCTTCGACATCTTTTACCTCCAAACTTACCTCAATAAATGGCTTTAACTTTAACCATGCATGAGATCGTTTACATTCATAAGGAGCATTAACGTCCTTAATCATAATTCCCTCATAACCGCCCTGTACGGCCCTCTTATTAACGTCTGTGTACGTCTTCTGACCTTCAGGTGTGTCTAAGTTCACAATTTCATGATCCAGCACTGTAACGACGTTTAAATTGGTTTTATGCTGTTCATACCATGCTTTTAGCATCTGTGTTCTTACTGTCTGGCTCTTGTCCCAAACACCTTTTTTGAAATCTTCTAATGGCAGAAAATCAAAAAGATTAAGCACTGCATCTTTGGCATTAACAGATTCTTTTCTGTGAACTTGTTTCATTAAGTCTTGAAAGTTTTCACTCATTACTTCTCCATCCAAAACCAAAGGATATGGTGGTGGACTCTTTTTGACCACTGCTGACAGTTCTTCCTGGATATGTCCAAAGTTTGTAAACTCTTTACCATTCCTACTAAACATATCAACTTTGCCATCTGGATACACAATGGTAACCACCCTTACTCCATCCAATTTAACTTCTAGCATTTTCTCGCCCACTAATTTCTTTTCATGGTTTGCTGAATCATGGGCAAGTTGGCAAGTAAACACGGGCACCATGTACTTGCCAAACTTGTTCTTTTTAGCCACAGAGTTTACAGTTTTTTCTGAAACTCCGCATCTTAAATCTTTAATTAATATTCTTCTGTAGAATCCATTCCATTGTTCTGCTGTTGCCGAACTCATCACAAGGTTAATGGCATCTCTTGCCGCGTGACCAGTCAATTCTCTTTGGTTAAGTTTTTCAGCAAGTTCTTTAAACACTTCCCATTTGCAACCTTGTGCAGAAATTACCTCATCTTTTTTTGGAACTTGTTTAACTCCAAATGTGTATAGTTTGTCTAAACACATTTTTAGACCTTCAAAGAATTCATCTAATCCTTCATTCATTGCTTCAAGCAATATCTTTTCTTTAGCCAATCTGCTATTATCTGCTTCAAGTTTAGCAATTACTTCTTGTGGTTGTGTTCTCATATTAGTTTCACCAGGATGTAAATTTGTAATCCAAGCACAACAATTGGCACAATAGTTCTTACCAATTCCATTGTATGATTGTACTCGTCTAACTTTCTTTCCAACTTGTTTCTTTTTTGTTTTTTCATAATCATATTATAAAGCCTTTTGGTACCAAAGTCAACATTTTTACACTGGTTTCAGTACCGTGTTTTTAGCCATCTCTTTCCAATTTTCTGGAAATGCTTTTGCCAAATCTGCAATTTTAAGCACAGTTCTAAGACTTATTTCTCTTAACTGTCTTTTGTATTCGTCTACAAATAGAACAATTTGGTCTTCTGTTTCTTTTGGTAACGAATATGTTTTTAGCATTCCATCTTGAACAATTTGTTTAATTCTAAGAATCTTTTCTCGTATTGTATCAATTGTTAAATCAATGTAATGACATCTAGATTCTAATGCTTCTAAATGATCTCGTAATTTTTTACTTTTAACATTGTCAAATTTGATGTTAGTAATAAAAATTACCGAACCAGCAAATTCAAAAGTGTCAGGCACACCCTCTCTTCTTAACATATGAGAGTCTGTATTCCAACAAATTTTTCTAACTCTTTTAGAGTCTAACGCCGCCTTTAATATATTCAAACTTAAATCATCTAATAAAATAGAATCACAGTCATCAAATACCAGTACATTGTCTGCATTAGAAAAATTGTAAAGTTTACAATATAAACCAATAGGCGACATAGCACCTTTAACAATCTCGTATTTTTGTTTTGTGTTACCTAATGTGTCAACTACTCCATATCTGTCTAACACTGTTTCAACACCGTGCGATTTACCAACGCCTGGAGGTCCCGATACTATCATTGCTCTAACATCACCTTTTTTACAAGCCTTAGTCATGCTGTCTAGTATTGTAAATCTTTTTCTCATTCGCTCCACAGTTTCAGCATCAGACTCTTCTTTCTTTTGTTCTGGTGCTTTATCACGCAGTTTGTTTTCAGATTCTAAATTAATTCTGATCTGATTCTTGGTTGCGCCAGGAAAAGATTCAATGTCGTCAATCTTGACTGTAATGAATCCACCCTCTTTATGTGGATAAGGTTGATATGCTTTTACTAGTTGAAATGTTTGGTTCTCAATTGTTTTGTTTCTGTAGGAACCTTCTAGAACGTATATTGTGTTTTTCATTTGTGCCCTTTCTTGCCTAAGTGTTTGCCTTTTAAATATAGTTAATTTTAGTTTCTTTTACCAAAAAAGTCAACCCCTAATCTGCTCTACTTTCACTGATTACATTTAAACCAAATTGTTCTTCTAATACCTTAGCAAAGGCATCACAAGCAACTTCTTTGATATCCATTGATTGAGTTCTTCTGTATTGATGCTCCATTGGCATAATATCGTAGTAAGAAATTCTCCAACCACCATTGTATGCATTATCACCAATCTCCTGTTTTTTTAACCAAGAAACAAATTTGCCTCTTGCAGGTCTAATTTTAACATTTGCAAATCCACAATACATAGGTTCTTCTTTGTCCTTCATGTATTCATTAACTGCCTCAACTGCCGCATCTTTGGCAGTGTGCCAAATATAAGTTGGATCTACTTTTGCGTTTACAAATTTAACTACTTGTTTTACATCTTCTTGTATCATGTTGTTTTTCCTTTTGTTGATTTGTTGAAAGTGTTTGTACATTTTGTCTAATTGTTTTTCTATTAATTCACTCATTATACTAACAATCTTTTTTGACCATCCATATAACAAGCGCCAGTCCATTTTACAACGTACTCGCCAAAAATGTTACCTCTTGGAGCATTCAAAGTAGGTAATGCCCAACTTGCCGCTTTTAGGATGTCACCCTTTTTAAATTGCACACCTTTTGAGGTTACAAAGTCTTTATTTGCTATAAATGAATGAACTGATCTGCTAGTTCCAATGGCAGTAGTAATTTTAGTATACTTCTTACCAGGTTCAACTCTAATGCTGTCGTTGAACTCATTCTTCATGTTTTCGTGAACTTCTAGTTGAGTTTTAGTTTTTGGTTTTCCAAAACCAACGTAGTCTTTTTTGATGTTTTCTATGTATTGTTCTATTTGTTTTTGCATGGTGCCTTTCCTTTTGTTTATAATACTATTATAGTTTCTATAGTACCAAAAAGTCAACCAAAAAGATAGGCTAAAAAAGCCAGTGTTTATGCGGCTTTTTTAATCGTCGAATGCTATTGCTTTAGGATCACCACTGAATTTACGCCAAATTTTGTGTAAAACGTAAAACCAAACCCCATTTATGCTGGGTTCAATTAATGCAACTGCTCCTGCCTCCCAAAGACTGGCACCTGTCATTACACTTACAACTGACATGGCGATTATGATATGTCCAGCGGTATAAATTAAGGCAAGTGCTAAACTGCTTGTTCCTAATTTTTTAAGTATGTTAAAAATACCTTGTTTAAATTCGCTCATATTTTTTTTCCTTATAATAAAATTATACAAAAAAATTTGGTATTAGTCAAGTCAAAAAAAAGGCGACCGAAGCCGCCTTTTTTAATCTAGTAAAAAACTATACAATTATACTTGTACGCCTTTTGCTAATGCTTTGTATCCAAGACCTACGATTGCCTTAGGTGCTTTACCTGTTCTGTATACTTTAACACCAGTTTTTTTGTTAGTGTTTAAGAACACAGGTACACCACTGAATCTTAATGCTTGAATTACAGCACCTGGGTTACCAGCACCAAATCTATTTTTGATAGCATTTGATGTTAATGCTTCACCGTTTAATAAAGCATTTTCTACTCTTTTTTGTATAGTCATAGTTTTAGTTTTAGCCATTCCGCTAACTCCTCTTCTGATTTTTGTTTTTTCCTGTACAGTATTCGTTCCAGAATAAAAAACATTTTTTATTATGTCTAACATATTAATAACAATATACTATCTAAGGCTGTTTAAGTCAAGGTTTTTTGGAAAAGTACTTTACCAAATTATTCAAATATAGACATATCACAATCCAAAACTGTGGCGACAAGATGTACTCTATCCTCTTCTCCACCGTTGAATGCGTTATGATATTTTGTATTGTCTGTGATCCATACTCCGCCATCAGCAGGCATATGATGAACTTCAGTATCAATGCACATACGAGCACCAAAATTTGAAACAATTGGTATATGTAATCTAGGTTCAGGGTCTCTGTGCCAACTTAAAGTGGTGCGTGGCAATTTCCAAAGTAACCTAACCCTACCAAGTTTATATTTTTTGGTAAGTGCGTCATACATTTCTTTGAAGTAAGTGTCTTCGAAAAGTTTTACAAATTCTGAATATTGTTCTTCATCAATAGGTTGTTCCCTTTGCACTTCTTCATAGGTGCTATCAGGTTTAGTCCAAAACAATCCTCTAACATTGCCACCTGTGATTGAATTAGGATCATTTGGTATCTGTGTCAAACAGATTGCATTAATATCTCTTTCTCCTAATGGTGATTGTCTTGCTACTCTTGAGTCAACATCTTTCAATGCTTCTTGCATCTTGTCCAGATCGAATTTGAGTTCTGGATCTCTATAAAATCCTTTAGGCATTTTTAGTCTCCAAATTTAATACCTTGTGCTAATGGTAATGATTTTCCGTAGTTGATTGTGACTGTGCTTCTACGCATATATTGTTTCCATGCATCAGAACCAGACTCACGTCCTCCACCAGTGTCTTTCTCACCACCAAATGCACCGCCAATTTCCGCTCCGCTTGGTCCGATGTTAATATTAACAATGCCACAATCTGAACCTACTGCTGAGGTAAAAGTTTCTGCTTCTTGCACATTGTCTGTGAATATACAAGAACTTAAACCTTGCGGAACTGCGTTATGAATATTTATTGCTTCTTCTAAATCGGTATACTTTAACACATATAAAATAGGTGCAAATGTTTCTGTTTTAATTAAGTCACATTGTTCTGTTGCTTCAACTATTGCTGGTCTCACAGTACAACCTTCTACAACCTCACCGCCATGAACTGTGTATCCTTTTGCTTTGGCTTGTTCTAATACCGAAAGCATTCTGTCTGCTGATTCTTGATTTATAAGTGGTCCCACTAATGTTTCTTCTTTAAAATTATCTCCCACTGGCAAACTTGCATAAGCAGATTTTAATTTTTCTAATAATACATCATATACAGAATTATGCACAATCAATCTTCTTAATGTGGTACATCTTTGTCCTGCTGTACCAACAGCGCCAAATACAATACCTCTTACTGCAAGATCAATATTTGCATATCTCGAAACTATCATTCCATTATTGCCACCTAATTCATACAAACCTTTACCCATTCTTGCTGAAACTCTTGGTGCCAATGCTTTACCCATTGCTGTCGATCCTGTGGCACTTAAAAGATTTATTCTTGAATCATCAGCCATCCATTCTGCTTGTTCTTTATCTCCCTCAACAACTTGCAATAAATCTTTAAATTTTAAATCAGGATAAAAACATTCGCTTACTGCTTTGTCCCATGCTTCTTTACAACTTTGAGTAACTTGACTTGCTTTAGGTGAACCTTTCCAAACCACACTGTTTCCACACACCATTGCTAAACAATGATTCCATGCCCAGACGGCACAAGGAAAATTAAAGGCAGTTATTACACCAACCACTCCTAACGGATTATACACTTCTTGTAGTTTGTGTTCTGGTCTTTCGCTCTGTATTGTAAGTCCATACAACTGTCTCGATAAACCTACAGCAAAGTCGCACATATCAATTGCTTCTTGGACTTCACCGATTGCTTCTGCGTGTATTTTCTTTGCATCGTGCATGATTGCTTTTCCAATCACTTCAATGTCTTGTCTTAGATGATTTCCAAATATTCTAATTAGTTCACCTCTTTTAGGTGCTGGTAGGACTCTCCATTCTTTTTGTATTTCTATTGCTCTGTTTATTACCTTATCGTAATCATTCTTATTCATAAAGTTTCCCAAATTTATTGCTTAGAAAAGTTTCCAATGGTACATCTTCTTGTTTTTGGAAACCTTTGCCTGTTAGTTTTCCTTCAGCATAAGCAAGAACAATGGCACACATTCCTGAAGCGGTTGTTCTTTGAATTGCACTGAAGTTTTCATCGCCATATATTTTTTTACTGTATGTGACTTCTTGTAGAGTTCCATTTTTGATTCCTACCACACTGCAAAACATCACAATAACATCTGATGTTGTATATGGTACTTCTTGATCAAATAGGTCAATAAATTTTTCTTTATTATTTTTAAGATTTAAATCATCCAGTAAGAACTTCATTGAATTATGATGTCCTGGATATCTAATTGTTTTGTAGTCTAAGGTTTTAACTTTGCCTTCAAATGTTTCGCACATACTTGCGGCACCACCTGATGTGTTAAATGCATCATATTTGTCGCCATCAATATAAATTGTTTCTAAACCATCTAAAGGTTGTGTTTTAATATGTTTGCCGTTTCTAATCACATCACATTCATTGATGTACTCGTTTATCAATCCTGATGTACTCCAAGTTAGATAGTAAGACATTTTGTTGTTTGGATATTTAGGTAAAGCACCACCTCTCATGTTTACCTTATCTACTCTTTCAAACTGTTTCATAAGATTACTTGCTACAATGTTTATGGCGCCAGGAGCAAAACCACATTGTGGCATCATGAACACATCTGATTTGAAAGTTTTAATATGATCAGTAACCGCAGTATCTTCTGTCAAATCAAAGTAAGCAACATTATTTTCGTTGCATGAATCTGCAATTAAAGGATTAGCATCATAAGGTGCGGCTGAAACTATAATATCTTGTTTGGATACAAAAGAATCTAATTGTTCTTTGTTGAAAACATCTAGGACTTGAACTTCATCGTTACCAAATTTATCTGCAACCGTTACGTTATGATCAGTCGTTTTTAGATACGCATGGATTGTTGAACCAATTTTTCCAGCACCTAATATTCCGATGTTTTTCATATAATTGTAATTTATCTTTCCTGGCTTTTTGATAGAACAATTTAGATTCTATCTGCCGTGCTTGGTAACAAATTTTTCTGGACCTTCAGTGATAAACTCCATACCTGACTGACTACCAATATACACTTTCTTTGCTTCATTGTATTGCATATGAAGTTTTACAGTTTTTTGAATCACAACACTCAAAAAACTATTTTCTTTAAAAGAAAGTACATCAGCATCAATTGTTTTGCCAGTGTTTGTAGACTCAACTACCACTTTGTCATCAAAATGAATTGTCTGCATCATCATCCTTTTTGTTATTATTAATTTTGTCTTGAACGCCGTATAAACTATACAAAATGAAATCCGCCCACATAAAATTAAACAGGTAACCTATTGATGTATATCTGACTCCTAGTAAAGCCGGTAATAAAAACATAACCAGTAACATCATTACAATGTAGTGCTTTACTCTGTATTCGGGTACTTGCCAGAACAACCAAGTCATACTATGAATTTATTCTTCTAATTTTTTCTGCTTTTTTAATATTGATCAGCCTTCGTTTTTGAGTTTCTCTTTTTACTTCGCTAGGCTTTTGATAATATTGTCGTCTTTTTAATTCTTGAAAAATACCTTCCTTTTTCAACTTCCTTTTCATTACTCGGAGTGCTTTTTCAACATTTCCGTTTCTTACTTCAATTTTCAACAGGTCCTCCATTTTATACGTTTAGTTAGTTCAAATACTCTTAAATATAACATTATTTGCATATAAAGTCAACAGTCAGTTAAATATTATTAATGGAGCAGTACAAATGGCTAAGAAATCTGATAGAGTTCGCAGACGCGAACAAAAGAAAGCGGACAAAGCCATTAAGAATGCATCACGTATAAGACCAAAACGTGCGACTGAAACTGTACCAAAAGACGCTTTAAGTTTTCCAGAAAACCATATAATCACACTAGATGACCTTACTAAACCAAAAAACTGATAAATAGTGATTTTATATTAGAGAGTTAACTTCATTCCATACCTAGCAAACTTTTCTCGCCAAGCATAAAAATTAGCATTGTGATTTGCGTACGGATCTTTTTGAATTTCAACTTGATATTGATGTACCATTTCATGTGCCAAAGTTTCTAAGAAGTCTTTCCACGTTTTGAATCTATTGTGTAATTCAATTTTGTATCCAAAGGTTGGATTGTGATATGGCAATTTGCTTTGGTCACACGTTCCTCTTTTTGAATATCTGCCATCCCAGTCCATATGAAGTTGTCCTATGCACCCTCTCAACCTTTTAACTTGGATATCTACAGGTTTCAACTTGTTTTCAAACAATGCTCTGTTCAATATTGTGAACCAAGTTTTAGCAACCTGTTCTGTTGGTGTGTAATTTGTTATGCCCCCGCGTTTCATCAAGGCTCTTTTTATTCTGGCTTTGTGTGATATGGTGTGTCGCATACACGTATTTAATTTTTTTTTGCTCCAAAAAAAATTGTGTTTTTAGGATAATATGCGTACTTTATAGAAATTATTTTAGACTTTCTTGAGTCCAACCCTGTTTTCCAAGGTCATTTGCTTCAGCCCATCTAATAAAAAGGCCCAGTTCTTTACCATGGGCTTCAATTTCCCATGGCAGATCCCAGTAATTTGTGCTGGTGTCCACTACATTTTCAAGCCATCTAGTGGATCCGCATCTGCTCAAATCCACTAATTCACCTTTGGCATATTGTTTGATGTGTACCATTTCGTGGGCAATAGTTTCCATTATTCTTCTTTTTGATCCTGTGATGTCCACAGTCATGGTGAATTCTTTGGGTCTATGATTGTTATCATCAAAATCAACTTCACCAAGTATACCGTCTTCTTTGTAAAGTGTTCTAGTGAAATCAACATCAATAGTAATTTTGTTTCTAAGGTTATCTGAAAATAGTTTATCAGCACAATAATTTATTAGACTGTGTGCTAGTTCACGTAAACTTTTATTTCCACCTGTGATGTAAACATTCATTCTTTATATTAACATTATTTTTGTTGTAAGTCAAACAATAATAATCTAATAAAAACTTGAATTATTTTATAGATGTTGCCGTTTTAATCTTAGGAAATAATGCATCAGTGCAAAACAATTCTACATCTGCTTCATTAAGTCCTAAAGACTTCATTACTTTAGGAGTGTGTGGATTTTGTTGTTGGTTATGACAGTAATAATTTTGTGCTGTAATTGTATCTTCTTCTTTGGCAGTATTGTTGTAATCACAAATACTATCAAAATATACCACTAGGTTATCCAATGCTAACTGCACTATTGCTTTCGCTTCTTCATCTGTTCTTACATTACCTGCCGCAATCATACTGCCACTAAAAATATTCAATGCCCATTGTGGAAGTTCTCTCTTTTTACTAGGTACAAATTCTTCTACTGCTTCTTTAAACCAATCAATAAGTGGATGCTCTTCTCCGCCAGAACTTTTTGAAAAATCATGAAAGGCTCCTGTCATTTTATTTTTTCCTGCAATAACATCAAAGCCATATATTGGACCATTGTTTGTAAGGTTTGGAAATATACACACGTGCATCATCCACAATCCTTTTGAATCTCTAGCATCTACAACATCTATATGGCAACGTCTACAATCTTTAGTTTGCCATACTCTGTTGATCCAACCGTTGCTGGGTTGATTAAATTGTGCCATACCTGGCTCTTCGATCTCTCTACCGCGTTTATCAAATTCTTTTATGATTTGTTTTTTACAATCAATTAATGTGTCCCAAATGAAACTCATATTATACACTCCCGTCTATAAAAGGATCATCTATCTCTTCACCTTTTATTGCTTTGATTCTATCCTCAAGTACACTTATTGCAGTTAGGATGTGTCCACAGTCTGTTTCTTGTACTCTGCTTTTTAAATACTTTACTTCTTGTTGCAGTATATTAGTTCTAATTAAATTTCCTGAGAAGTCTTTTCGTGCTTCTCTTAAAGGTGATGTTTTACTTAACTTGACCATCTTGCATTTCCTTAAATAATTCAGTTGCAAAATGAAAACAAAGTTTGGCTTCTTCAGCCATTGTATCTTTACATTTACTTCTGATTTTTTCTTTAATTGAATCCACGTCATCATCAAACTGATACAGTTTTCCAGAACCAGGAACTCTTTTTTTAAGCATCTGACCTCCACTTAAATCACCCATGTGTCTAACATACACGTGGGCCATCACTTTGTCAATGTCTTCTCTTATTTTGAAAATATGATCCATATATTTTCTTGTTGACGCTTTTAACTGTGGTAATTCTGCATCTCCCCAAAGTTCTTGGAAGTCTTCCATAATGTGCGGTGCACGTCTCACAGTTGGAATATCATTAAACAAGCCATGCATCATTGCAGTGGCTTCTAGTATATCATATATTGCGTGTTGATTGTATAAAAATTCTGCGTAGAGTTTAGGGTCTACTCTACCTTTGAAGATGTCCATAACAAATGCCTGTCTCTCTGCATTCTTATGGGCCTCCCATGTGGCTTCTTTTAATTTACTCATTCTTGCTCAACTATCACTTGGAGTGGAAAACCTCTAGTCCTAGCACTATTGGTAACCTCAGTTCCTTTTTGTTCTGCGATCTCATATGTGTATATACCTACAACACAGGACCCCTCCTTATGAATCTTGAGTGTGAGCTCTTTGGCAGTTTCAATACTGTGGTGGAAAATGGTAGTTAATATATCAATTACAAAGTCCATAGGCGTTACATCGTCATTCATCAGTATGACTTTGTAATTATTTGGTTCTTTTACAACCTGTTTAATTTTTTCATCTATTTTAACGTCTAAATCTGTTCCGGTCATATTTGTCCTATTTGTTAGGTAGGGTGTTGCCACCCTACCCATATCCAAAGTTACTTCACTTCGATAGTTCTTGCTTTTTTACCTTCTGGAATAATACGTTCCATAGATATTTTAAGCAAACCATCTTTAAGTTCCGCTCCTTTTACTTCTACATCATCAGCAATAGTAAAGGCTTTTGCAAACCATCTTTTGCTAATTCCTCTGTGAAGCATACCGTTTACGTCATCATCTTTGGCTTTCTCCTTAGATTTGACAGTCAACATATTGTCCTTGTATTCTACATCTATGTCGTCTTTTGAAAAACCTGCAAGTGCAAGTTCCACGTCATATGTGTAGTCACCAGTCTTCACTATGTTGTACGGTGGGAAGTTTGTAGCAGTCATTTGATTGAAATTGTGGTCATCAATCATTCTTTCAAAATGATCGAACACATTGTCGAATCCTACTGTTACTGGTCTTAATTGATTGAATATAGATAGTTTATTAGTCATTGCTTTCCTCCTTGTTAAGCGAGTTAATGTTAATGTAAGTCCTATCTGAAGCAACCTACACTATTATTTATCACTTAATTGTTGTGATATACATATTATATAATAATTCTTTATGAAAAATCAAGAGCATAATATAAAAAAAATTACCAAAATTATTGGGTCGGAAATCCATTAAGTTTTGCTATTTCATCATTCTCAGGAGTCATAGCAATCATGGTGTTGAAACTCATGCTCAATCTAGTATTATCTGTAGGGTTACCTTCCACACTGTGTTTTACCCAACTTGGAAAAATAATAATCTTTCCTGGTGCAGGATCATAGGTGGCTTTTTGTGATGTGATTTGTGTGTACTTAGGTAATCTTGGTAAAAAGAATTCTGCATCGTCTTCCCTATAAAACTGTATTCTGCCTTGTTCAGGTGTGGCATCTATGTAATAGACTCCACTTAACAAACTGTCTCTGTGATTGTGAGGTTGATTGTAACTGCCTTTGGGATTACTGTTCCACCAAAAGTCGCTAATTTGCAAAGTTGGTAAACCAGCCATCTTCGTGCATTGATTTATGCTATTCTGAATGCCTTGTAGTAGCACTTCTACTCCTACAGGCTTTTGTGATAACAAATCTTGTGCTTCACTTTGCCAACCACCATAATTGCTAATTCTTCTTCCAGGAGTATCTTGTTGCAGTTTATTAACATATTCTGCCAACTCAATATTATTGACTTGTTTCAAATCTCCTTGCCATATTATTGTTGGAAACCAAAGATCTGCTTTCATTAATTTTTCCTTAATCCTTAGGGTTGTTTAATTTTTCACTTGCTACATTTGATA